TTATCGCTTGTCTGCCACCAGTCGCAGCGCATGTTCCAGCACCTCAATATCGGCTCCGGCTTTATGCGCATTCTCGCTCAGGTAGCGACGCCACTGACGCGCGCCCGGAATCCCCTGGAACAGGCCAAGCATATGGCGGGTGATATGGCCGAGATACGTGCCATTGCTCAACTCGCGCTCAATGTAAGGGTACATCGCACGCACGACGGCAACCGGATCGGTGTCCGCGCCTTCGACACCAAAGATTTCGCGATCGACCGTCGCCAGAATGCCCGGGTTCTGATACGCCTCGCGGCCGACCATCACACCATCCATATGCGCCAGATGCGCTTTGGCCTCTTCCAGCGACTTGATGCCGCCGTTGATGGACATCGTCAGGTGCGGGAAGTCACGCTTCAGCTGATACACGCGCGGATAGTCCAGCGGCGGGATCTCACGGTTCTCTTTCGGGCTGAGGCCGGAGAGCCAGGCTTTTCGCGCGTGGATGATGAACATCTCGCACTCGCCTTTCCCGGATACCGTGTTGATGAAGTCGCACAGGAATTCGTAGCTGTCCTGATCATCAATGCCGATACGGGTTTTGACCGTAACCGGAATGGAGACCACATCGCGCATCGCCTTGATACAGTCCGCTACCAGCTGCGCATTCCCCATCAGACAGGCGCCAAACATGCCGTTTTGCACGCGGTCGGACGGACAGCCAACGTTCAGGTTGATCTCGTCGTAGCCGCGTTCTTCTGCCAGCTTCGCGCACTGCGCCAGCGCGGCCGGATCGCTGCCGCCCAGCTGCAGGGCAACCGGATGCTCTTCTTCGCTATAGGCCAGATAGTCGCCCTTCCCGTGAATGATTGCGCCCGTGGTCACCATTTCGGTGTACAGCAGCGTATGGCGGGAGAGCTGGCGCAGGAAATAGCGGCAGTGTCTGTCCGTCCAGTCGAGCATAGGAGCCACGCTAAACCGACCACTCCAGTGAATGCCAGAATTATCAGATGCCGCGCTGGTTTGGTTGGTTTTTATCATTTCAAGATTACCGTGCATTTTTTGACATTTACGTATATTTTTCTCTCATTGGGTTCCCACTCAGGCTCCCATACACATGGGAACCTGTTATAACGAGATGAGCGAATGGCCTATTATAACATAGAGAAACGACTTAAAGCCGACGGCACTCCCCGCTATCGTTGCACCGTCCTGATCAAAGAAAAAGGCGTTGTTACACACAGAGAGAGCAAAACATTTCCAAAGCAGGCGCACGCAAAAACCTGGGGAAATCAGCGCGTGCAGGAACTGGATCTTCATGGGCTCCCATCATCCGACGACGCAACAGGAATCACCGTTCGTGATCTGCTGCAAAAATACATCAACGATCCAAACGCTGGTGGTAAATCCGGGAGAACAAAAAGCTACGTCCTGAATATGCTCGTCGACTGTGATATAGCAGCCATCCCCTTGCTTTCACTGACCGCAAATGATGTGATAGAGCATTGCCGACTGCGGAATAATGCAGGAGCGGGCCCGGCGACCGTGAGTCATGATGTCAGCTACCTTGGAAGCGTGCTGGATTGTGCAAAGCCTGTGTATGGCATTAACTATACCAGCAACCCGGCAAAAGAGGCCCGCCCTCACCTTCTCAAACTTGGGCTGATTGGGAAATCAAATCGCCGTAGCCGCCGGCCAGCATCTGAAGAACTGGACATGCTGATCGAAGGATTAAAGCAACGTTCAGAACACAGAGTCTCAAAAATCCCGTTCGTAGACATTCTGATGTTTTCAGTTTTATCGTGCATGCGTATTGGCGAAGTTTGCCGCCTGCGGTGGGATGATATCGACGAAAAGCAAAAATCTGTGCTTGTGAGGGACAGGAAGGATCCACGGAAGAAGGAAGGCAATCATATGAATGTCGCTTTGCTCGGAGAGGCGTGGGATATCGTTCAGCGGCAGCCGCGCAAATCAGAGCTGATCTTCCCCTACATTAGCGGCTCAGTAACTGCTGGTTTTCAGAGGGTAAGGAGCGCGCTTGGAATCGAGGATCTGCGTTATCACGATATGAGGCGGGAAGGTGCGAGCCGACTTTTTGAAGCCGGATTCAGTATTGAGGAAGTTGCCCAAGTGACGGGGCATAGATCATTGAATGTTCTGTGGCAGGTTTATACAGAGCTATTCCCTAAATCGCTGCACGCTAGACTTGAACAACTACAGAAATCCAGAAGCAGCGACTAAACGAAATGCAGCGCTGCGGGTTCAACTCCGACCAGCCCACCAATCATGATTGGACTGTGCAAGGATAGCACCAGTAAAAACAGGAAGTTAGCAGTCTCGCCAGGATACCGGCCATACGGTGATGAGGCAAAAAAGGATACGTAAAGGAGCCGTTGTAGCTCCTGAGCGATTAAAAATGCCCGCTTAAGCGGGCTTTTTTATATGTTTGAGCCTCTCGATCTTGCTTCAACATTTTTCTGGTAGATTGCGATGGCTTCATCCACCAGCGCTAATGGATACATAGTGTTTACTCCGATCCCTGATGGGCATTTAATCTTTTCCGCCCCTCTTTCGCTGCGTAATTTTTCACACCAATGCCAAAGCTCATCAATGGACATTACCTCAAGACTCAACTCCATTAAACGCTGTGGAACACTCCGAAATTGAGACAGATCTCGCAAGCTCTCTAATGAGTTAACTTTGAGCTCAACGTCATTGACTCTGCTTTCCAGTTCCTCGCGTTTTGCAATTTCCATTACCAAAGCATTGACTGTCTGTTGAAGACTTGTAGCAAAAGCACTTATCTCAGACTGTTCTTTTTTCGGCGGAGGAGGAAATTGTCCAAATTCACGAATAGAGGGTAGTACTTTATGGAACAACCATCGCTGGAATTTCTTGCCAGCGGAGGATGTATCTTGAGCTAAGACTCGATAGAGACCAGGTTCCGTCAAGAACGCTTCACTCGTAGCCTGACCATTCTCTATCATAGGGATGTTCTTGATTTCATCAGGATCCAGTGTTTGGATGACTGCCTTAATTACCGGAAGCAAGCTTTTTGGCGACTTACCATCCATCTTTCTGTTTTCAATAGAAAGCGTTTTCAAAACATCAGCTAAAGATACGTAAAACTGCCCTTTCTCATTGATACTGCGTATGTAGCTTTCACCACCTTCGCCTTCATAGCAAAGCTGTAATAAATTCATATTCATCTGGATCCCCACTTTTTTTCCACGATTATAACGTGGATACCGGCGCTATCATGGGGTGTCGGGGGTCGGAGGTTCAAATCCTCTCGTGCCGACCAAAAATATTAAATTAAACCAACCTCTTACGGTTGGTTTTTTTATGTCTGAAATTTGAGCGGGGAAAAACTGGGGAATAATTGGGGTGTTACACCGACATGCAAAACCTTGACACTGTATAAATAACCAGTTAAAAATTAACTGTATATCCAAACAGTAAAAGGAGGTTTTATGCGTGTCGAAATCAGTATTGCAAAAGAGAAGTTCTCTAAGCTTCCCAGCAAAGCTCCCGCTGCGCTGCAGGCTGAAATGGAAAGGCGCTTAAGCAAGGAATACCAGGATGTTGAGGTTATCGTTAAATCAGCCGGAAGCGATGGCCTGTCGGTTCTTCGGACGGTCGATAAGGACTCCGCCAAGAAGAAGGTTGAAAATGTACTAAAAGAAACATGGGAGTCTGCTGATGACTGGTTCTTCTGATATCGACAACATAATCATCTCGGGGGCTCGTATTTATTTCCCTCCAGATAATCGGCTACCAAAAGCATCCAGTGATATGCTTACCTTTGCTGTTGTACGCGATCCAGACACCATCCCGGATTATTTGCTTTTCGTTCATAAAGACGGCCAATGGGAGCTTGCCTCGCCTCGCTTTTTCAAAGAAGCGGCCCATGCCATATCCACTGCAACCAAAATTGCAAGCAGACGTTTCCCGAACGTTACCTGCTGAGTGATCGCTGATAATATCCTCGCTGGCTGGTAACCATTCAATACTCGCACTATCGGACGATCACCAGCCACCGCCGCCCGCTCTTTCATGTTGCGGGCGGTTTTCTTTCTGCATTCATAACCCCTATAACCCCATATCACTTGACGCCTCCTTCTTTAGGAGTTATTATAACCCCATCAAGACAACACAGAGAGCCGGAGGATGGATAGCAGGAATGCAATAGCAATGATAGAAGCCGACGGATGGTATCTGGTGAGAGTTAAAGGTAGTCATCACCAGTTCAAACACCCAACGAAAAAAGGGCTGGTTACGGTAAAGCATCCACAGAAAGACATTCCGTTACCAACACTGAAAAGCATCAAAAAACAGGCGGGGCTCTGAGCCCCCCTACTGGAGGTTTGCATGTTGTACCCTGTTGCTATTGATAAAGGCGATTCATCCTTCGGCGTTCGCGTACCTGATATTCCTGGCTGCTTCTCTGGCGGTGATGATTATCAGGACGCGATTGAAAGCGTGCGCGAGGCGATAGAAGCTCACATTGAATTACTGGTTGAGGACGGAGAAAGCGTACCTGAGGCTACTACAGTAGAAAACTGGTTATCCGATCCTGAATATGCCGGTGTGGTATGGGCACTGGTAGACGTGGATATAACACGCCTGATGGGAAAAGCGGAAAAAATCAACGTGACACTTCCCTCATTACTGATCCGTCGTATCGATCAGTTTGTGGCCGCGCATCCAGAATACGGCAGTCGGTCTGGTTTCTTGTCTCGCGTCGCGGCAGATAAAGTAATTGGACGAGAAAAACGATAAGCATCGAAAGAGGCTTTTAACAACAGGTTTTTTATGAAAATTTTTATTGTAAATCTTAAAAAATCAGTAGAAAGACGGCAGAAAATGGAAGCACAGCTTCATAGTCTGAGCCTTGAAGCTGAGTTTATCGAAGCTGTTGACGGCAGACTTATGTCTGAAGAGGAGATAAAAAGTGTCACTGCGAAAGTGAATTATGCTTTTCTTCCCGGGGAAATCGGTTGCGCATTAAGTCATCAGAAAATCTATAATAAAATGATTGAAGAGAATATAAATGATGCGCTAATTCTCGAAGATGATGTCATTTTGGATGAAGAATTTAAAACCGTTCTGGCACAAATCAGCATCCCTGCTGAACGTCCATCTGTTATATTATTAAGCCGCTCCAATAAATTTTTCAAAAAACCGTTAAAAAACTTAACGAGCAAGCATTCATTGCATAAAACATTACATGCAACCACAACTCATAGCTATATAATAAATAACAGAGCGGCTCATTCTTTACTTAAAGGTCTTAATCCTGTTTGGATTGTGGCAGATAAATGGGGGCTATTCGAAGATATGTCATTAGTTGACGTATATTCTGTAGTACCCCATCCGGTACATCTATCTGACCAGGCTAAAAACTCAACGATCAATATTCCTGAAGATGCTCAGGCTATTCACAAGCAAAAAAAAGAATTATGGAATCTACTTATGTCACGCAGAACGTTGAAGACGAAGATTAAGCATAAGTATAGAAGAACTTTCCTTCCAATTTTTAGCAAAGTAGTAAATCAAGGGAAAGGTTAAAGGTTTAGGTCAAGTTCGCAATGTGGGCTTGACCGGCCATTCAATATTTGGTGCGTTGCTGGTTTCAACACGGTTTAGCAAAATTCTATACTTTTTCCATTCAAGCAAAAGCGCATTTTCTTCGCTCGTTGAAAGTCCTAAGTCGACAGCATCTTGAAGTGGTGCCAATAAATCGTTAACCTCCAGCATCAATGCGGATTTTTTGTTTTTTGCTTCAATAACCACTTGATCCTTCGTTAATTCTGGTGGATTTGATAAAACTGGCTGACCATATTCATTTGCTATAATAACCTTGCCTCGAGCCTGCCCATTTATCAGATATTGATACCACCGCTCCGATATTTCGAATACATCATCAGGCCAAGTACCTGCAACTTTATACTCATTCTTGAGTAAGTCATTATAAAAACCGTTTTGGGAGGCACTATAATAAATAGACATATCAATATCCTTTTGCTACTAACATAAATGTACCGTAGGCGTTGTAAGTCTGAATAGTACAACCTGCATTTGAATATGAGGTAACACAAATTGTGGAGTCATCCCCACTACCATGCCCCTCTCCATTGTAAGTAATAACTACTGATACGCAAGCTGTAGGGAATGACACAGGGAAAGCGAAATATGTGCCTACATTTTTTGCGACATAGAGATTGCTCATAGCAACTTCCATAATGCCCGTAGACTCATCTTTGTGCCATAATGCGTTTGGTGAGGCGCCTCCAGAGTTACGCGGTCCGAGATAAATCAGTGCATTAGTCGATTCCTGCCGCATGTAAGGATACGCAGAATTATTCCCCGCAAGCCCAACACTTGTAATTGAGTCACGTCTTGCATAAGGGCTTAAATCCTGTTGTGGCGGTAGATTATTGGGTGAATATACACGTACTCCCGGAGTGTCATACAACCCCGCCCCGGCCTGAATTAACCCAACACTACTAATATTCCTCCCTGAGTGAATATCATCCTTGGCCTCAAGATAATTTGGGGCAACAACATTACCGTTCGACTGAATATTAACTGACGGTCCTTCACCAGCCCGTAAGTGAAGGACTTTATCGTCTGAGGCGTAAACAAGCCCCATTTCTGCGCCGGAAGTATTGAAAAACCAGAGGTGTTTATTACCAGAACCCCGAATGATTAATGCGTTTTGACTTAATTCAATTGCACCGTTACGCGCTCTTACATCACCAGGAAAGGTAACATTCTGGCTGTCTGCATCAAATTGCACCGCCCGGAAATACCTCCAGCCGATAGTGTTACCATCATCCTCACGAATGGCGAGGATCAGCTTAGAATTGGTGTAACTCACGAACTGGACTAACGGCCTGTTTACCCTTCCCCCCTGAGCGGGGCCGGTGGCGCACACAACATCGATATAATAAAAATCCTGCGTCAGGAACGGAGGGTTGTTGGTACATCCACGGGTATCTATAAACAGTGATTCGCCAACAACAAAAGGGTAAGTCGCAAAATCAATCGCACCATGATTCGAGTCGGAACTAAAGTTCCCTTTATAACCAACCGGTACGAGCGCACCCGCTGCATTGTCAGCAACATCCCTGACAGCCGCCGCCCTGAGTTCTAAATGTTCTCTGGCTAACGCCTTATCCTGAACATCAGAAAGATTATTTTCTTTCTGAAGGGCATTAACGATACGATGGTCATCCCCGGCGGCGACAGTGTTCTTCTCTGTGCCGACATCCAGAACAGCGGCCCCTTTCAGCCCAATATTTTTCCGCGATTCAGCGGCGTCCTTCACATCACGCAGGTTTGCATCCTGGCGAAGGAACAGACCATCCCCGGTTGCCACCTTCAGTTCGATATTCGCCGTTTCTGACACGGCAAGGCGAAACTGAAGTTTGACGCTGATACCACTTACCGGCTTCTCAATTGCTGCGCAGTTCGCCACGGCATACAGTTCGCCGGCATCGGTTAACAGCCCGACCTCACGAACAACAAAGCCCCCCACATCGGGAGGCAGTACCAGTTGCGCAATAAACTGATTCGCCTGGTCCGGCGAGATCTGCAATGCTGAAATCGCCGCCCGATAAACTTCATGGACAAGAGTGGTTAACGCCGGATCAGGTTTAACCGCCTGGCCGTTACCGTCGCCCACCACGAAATCTTTAATAATGACAGGTTTCCCGGTCGCAGAGGACTGCGCCTCCAGCTCTTTCCCTCTGTTGGTCAGAATACTGTAATACTTTTCAGCCATGGCTAAACTCCTGCCTCAATATCGACATCAATCCAGGCGGTAACAGCACCGCCGGTATAATACGTTCCCCTGGCGCCCAGGTCGGCAATCACGTCAATGGAGGTCAACAGACTCCTCAGGTTCTTCGCTTTATCGACTTGCCGCCGGATACGCTGATACAGCGCGTCATCAACCTCCTGAAGGCTGTAAACCTCAACGCGGAAGGTGTAGGGAGCCTTACGCGGCTGATCCTCCCACCACTCCACCACGGTCGTCGGGAGACTGACAGCGCTCAGTGACCGCCTTACAGCGCCGGCAGTACCGCGATGCTGATGGACATAGGCGGCATCTTTTAACACCTGACGCTTTTCAGCCTCAGTCCAGGCGTCTTCCCAGGAATCAACCGCAAACTCCCATGCGAGCCAGGGCAGCAAGTGCGCCGGGCAGGTATCGGGGTCTTTCACCTTACGCACCATTGCCGTATCCAGTGCGGTGATCTGCTCCGAGCTGGCCTGCTCCTGCGCCCGCTCAGGCTGAATGGCGGAGAGTGGTAGCAGGGAACGAAATTTATCCACCGGAGCCTCCTTTGCGGGTGACGTTTATCGCACTACACCAGGGAGCCTGCCCGGCGGCCACTTCAAGATCTGCGACCGGACTTATCAGCCTGACTCTGGAGACGCCGGGCTGCTGGAGTGCAGCGTAAATCGCGGAAAGCGGCACGAGGCCGTTTATGCGATGTGAAAGCAGGGTGTAGCTGGTCAGCGTGCTGATGGCATGCTCCAGCACCGTCTGCGCATCCGGTCCGTCGGGTATGTCCAGTTCAGCTGTTACCGCATAGCTGACAATGGTGGCGCTTTTGACACTGACATAATCAGTCAGAGGCCTGACCTCATCGGCGCTTAGTTCGCTCATCACCTTTTCCGTCAGGCCGGGGCTGGCCTCACCATTACCGGTTCGCGACAGGACATAGACATCCACTTCACCCGGGCGGTTGTGCGTTTCCGGACCATAGGCATCCGCATCCAGTACATCGTTATCCGCGGATTTGGCATGAAAGCGGTATGCGTTGCGCGCGCCTGCCGTATTCAGCTGCGCCCACGAAAGCTGGATACGCTCACGGAAAGCTTCATCGTCTTCATAGACAGGCTCGACGGGTGGCACGGCATCCGGATCGCCGGGATTTATCACCAAGCGGGAAACATTAAAACCCGCACCAATCTGGTCAAGATCGGCTCCTCTGGCGCTGGCAAGGAAAACAGCGCGAACCGCATCATTGACACGCTGAAACGCCAGGGTGAGCTGGTAGGCGTTGATTTCCCCCTGTTTATACGCCGGGTCTGATTCGACCAGAGCGTCGAATTCCGGATCCAGTTCCCGCAGACGCGCCAGCCAGCGGGTAAAAATATCGGCGGCATCCGGTACCACAATGGCATCCGGTACCGCCAGCGCAGACAGGTTAATTACGTCGTAACTATTTGCCATAAATCTGTATGCCTCCGGTGCTGACGGGAAGATTATTCTCTTTATTGATCCCCTCGATATCGACGACACACCCTGTTTCATCGGCCGGGAAAGTGACCATCACACGCGTGACCCGCAACCGGGGCTCCCAGCGCGCCAGCGCTGAGGCCGTGGCCGCGATAATCCGTAGCCGGGTAAGATCGTCGCGAGGGTTGTCCACCAGCGAAAACAGGTCACTGCCGTAATCACGAACCAGCACGCGGCTGCCGACGGGGGTGGAGAGGATGTCGCTGACGGACTGGCGCAAATGATCGCTGCCGGACAGGCGTTTACCGGTCCGGCTGTTTACACCGTTCATAATGTTTTTCCGTATGAGGATCGCCAGGAGGCGGAGAGTTAACCGAAATAATCCGGGCCAGTTTTATCCTTGCTGCCGGATTTTTTAGAGGATTTTGCAGGCTTGCGGATATCAACCACCAGGTTGTACGTGTAGCTGAAGCCGGCAGGCGTCAGGGAATAGACCAGCGATTCCACCACCCAGGCACGATCTTCCCGCTCGCCAAAGCCGGACGTGGAAACGCCGGATTCTGCCGTAAGCGGGACATGTTTCGGGCGGCACGGTCCCGTCACCGTCATTTTCTGCTCATTGCGCCGGGCCTGCGTTTTTTTCGATTTAGCCTGCTGGTCAGCAGTGGCCTTTGCGGGCTGGGTATAGGGATTCGCCATCGAGGGGCCGTCATGGTCAACAGTGGTGGTTTTGGTCTTCCCGTCCGCTTCATCGTAATAGCGCACACCGATTTTTCCCGATGACTTACCGCTGCTGCCGGTGGCTTTCCCCGTCGAACTCCCCCGCTCACCCTCACTGTATGACCAGTTTGAGACTTCCTCCGGGGTGATAACCAGCTCCCCGGTCTGCTCACCTGAGGCGTTAGCCGTTGCGCCCTTCCGGAGAAAAAGCCAGTAACCGCCGGAAGGTTTGCTGACCGCATTCCAGGTCCTGGCAAGCCGGGTCAGCAGGTTCGCATCCGATTCTGCCACCTGGTCAACATGGTCAATATGGATATCGGCGAGCTCCGCGGCTACTTTTGACTTCAGCCCGTTTTCCGTGGCGATGGTCCTGACCAGATCCGCCAGACGAATGTTATCCCAGCTGCGTGTTTTCTGGCTGAGCACATCACCGGGCTGTTTTTGCGCGTTCATGGGCGCGGCGGTGGCATAAATCTCGATACGCCGCGGCGGACCGCTGCTGCCAACGCCGGACACCACAAACCAGCCCTTATCCACCAGCTGGTCATTAAACCCCAGCGCCACGCGCAGTCGTGCCCCTTTTGTCGGCAAAGGGAGCGTTTCCGACAGCAGCGTGATTTTCAGCTCATCCGCCTTTGTCGTGGCACCGCCATAATCGGTCAGCGTCAGCTCTGCCAGACTTTGCTGCAGCGCGCGGGTGATATCTTTCCCCTCGGCGCTGACGCTGAAAGCGGGAGCATATTCCGGTTTAACTATCTGTTCAGTCATATTAATCCCACAGGCTGAAAGCAGAATCCTGAACCGGCGGAGCCAGATCCGGCAGGGTAATAAAGAGACCTGACGGGTAAACCGCACCGATATCAGCCAGCCCCGGATTCGCTTCAAGTACCTGCGTCACGATAAAAGACAGGTTTTCCGTGCCGTAATGCGTTGCGCAGACTGCATCAAGCACATCACCGTCACGGGTTTGATATGTCATCGGCATAATGTTTCAGCGTCATCGTCCAGTTTTTATTTCGGTGGCCACCACCGGGCAGGAAACGGTTTGTCGTGTCGGAGAAGTCGATCACCACCCACCAGCCCAGCACATCCCCTTCACCGCTGACCAGCTGCTGTGGCTTGTTCTGGTCGGCGAGATCGTAGAGATCGTTAACGGCATCCACCCCCTTACGAAAGAAGGCATGCGATTCTCCCTCAAGCCGGACGGTTCGCCCAGGCTTGCCGGTGTACTGCAGCAGGTCCTGTTTGCCGATGCGCTCCTGCTCGCTCCATCGCCAGCTGGCCTCACGGGTCAGCTGGTTATACGCCGTGGTATCGATGGAAAAGGCGAAATCGCCCAGCATCATCATCACCCGGGCGGCCTGGGCACCACGCGCCGCGCTGGCACTGGCCTGCCCGAAGTCTTCAAAGACAGGAATAATTTCACTCACCAGATTTGCCCTCCGTCCAGCATGCTGTTATTACCATTAAAAGCAGGGCTGCTTTTCGTCATACCCTCGACCTCATCAGCAATCGCCCGCTCGTCCTGCCCGGGTGCACCATGAATTTCAAACCGGTATTCAAAGCGGCGATTGTCTGTCAGCTGTCGGGGTGCGGCGGGAGCATCTGCTGAATCCAGCTTCTGCAGCAACATATCCCAGCGACCTTCAGCCTCTGTGCTGGTAGCCTGCTGGAGTGAATCCTGCTCCGTAATGTCCGGTACCACCTGCGGCGATGTTTCTGGCGGTAACGGCGACAGCAGGGTCCGGGGATAATGATCCCATGCCGTAGGGCCGGTACCGGGCGTGACAGACTGCGGCTGTGCCGGCTTCATTAACCCGTCCGTTCCGAACAGTGCGCCACTGTTCTCCGGGGTGAGATATTTATCAAGGGTGGTGTTAAATGTCTCCTCGTCATCACGGAAAAAGCCCCGCGTATCCCGGTAGGATTTTTTCACATCGTCCGGCAGATCCGGTTTTTCTTTAAGCTGCTGTTCGAACCACTCTCCCTGGCCGTTGCGCTGCGCCGTCATGCGGGCGATATCGACCGAGCCGGTCATGGCCAGCGATTTGAGCACGTCCCGCTGATCGCTTCGCTCATCCGGCAGCAGCCAGGACAGTTTTTTCGCCAGCGCGTACGCCACTTTTCCGACGAAAAAGATCCCCTGCCCGAACGTCAGCACGCCGGGGTAGAGGTCATTACGCAGAAAACTGACGATGCGCTTGATCCCCCCGCCTTTAAACCACTCCGCCATATCGTCCGTCAGACGGCGCACATCCGGCGCCAGTTCGTTACCGAGCTGACCGGAGATTTCCGCCACAGCAGAAGAGAAGACGGTCTGCAGGTTGGTAATAGCGCGGTTGCCCTCCATTGCACCTTCAGCCCCCTCTTTCGTGACGAGGTTATACCGGCGCTGCTCGTCCATCAGGTCGCGGTAACTCTTCCCGGACTGCTTCAGCAGCATCAGGAGCTTGCTGGCCTCGCCGCCAAACAGCGAATCCAGCGCAAATGAAGCTTTCGACTCATCCTGCAGGCTGAGCGCGCGCTCAACGATTTTTTCAAACTGTGCCATATCGCTGAGCCCGGCCAAATCCCCCGCCTTAAACCCGAGCGTCTCAAACGCGTCCTGCAGCGAGCCCTGCTTACCGTTCTGCTTGTATTCCCCTGCCTTGTGCAGATACTCCTCAAACAGATCGCCGATATTCTCGCCGTTCATGTCGTACTGTTTTGCGAGGGTGTCCCAGGCATCAAACGTCGGGATGTCCACGCCATAACTTTTCGCCACGCCCGCACGTCGGGCCGTCTCCGCATTGGTAGCCGCCGGTGCTATCAGGGTGCCCAGCGCGGAAGCCACCACCCCACCGCCGCCGATCGCCAGCCCCGGTGCCACCATGCCGCCCAGCTGTCCGGCGATACCCAGACCGCGGCGAAACAAGCCTTTACCGGCCCCTTTAAATGACGCCAGCCGCTGCGCCTTCTGCATCTGCTGGTTCAGCTTCTGCTGTTCGGACTCCGTTTTACGGATTTCACGGGACACATCGCTGTAACGCCGTTTCAGATCGCCAAGGCTCTGCCCGGCAAGCTTTGCTTTTTTAATCTCCGCCGCCAGCTTCGCCTGGTCTTTGGTCAGTTTTTCTGACTGCTTCCCGACGTCCTTCAGGCTCTTTTGCAGGCCGTTCGCTGAACGATTCCATGAGCTGTCGATATTGCCGCCAAACGTAATGACGGCCTTAAGATTCTGGCTTAGTCCGGCCACGATTTACCGCCTCCACTTCGTCGGTGAGAAAATCAGAAAACACGCTGAACGGCATATCCAGGTATTCCGTCATGGGAAAATGCAGGCGCCGCCCGAGAAAGCGTATCGCCCGGATCAGGCTTCTTTCGGTCGCTCCCCGGGCGGGAGCATAAAAACATTAAATGCGTCCAGCAGCTGCGCATAATCTGCCGCTGTCAGCTGCCAGATATCCTGCTCACTGAGATTGCACAGCAGCGCAATCATGCGCGCTTCTTTTTCTTCTTCGCTGCCCCGATCCTTGGAAAAAGCAATGCGATCGCGCACCAGCGGCTCGCGCAGCGTCACCTGTTCGAGCAGGCCACCGTTCTCAAAGGAAACAGGGGAATACAGTTTGATAACGCGGGTTTCACCAGGAAAACTCATAACACTCTCCGTAAAGTAAAAACGGCCCGAAGGCCGTTACAGGATAAAGACAGGCTCAGAGACGGACTTTCGCCGCCAGGCCGGACAACACATCCACGCCATTTACCCGGCGCGAGAAGCGCTCCGTATCAATTTCAAAGAGCTCGCGGCCGTCTTTGGTCTGGCGGTAATAGCTCACGGCGATGTCCACTGTGACGGCATTTTCGGACAGGCTGTCTTTGCCCCGCGCATCCGGCGTGACGGTCTGCACAAAGCCCTCGATCTCCTCGATGGTGCCCAGCGCGGTGCCGTTCGCCAGATAGCCCTGATAGGCCGTAAAACGCGGGCGACTGCCACTGACAAAACCAAAGGCAGTCAGCATGTCCGTGTCCACCCCGTAAAACTTCAGCTGGCAGGTCAGCGCCTCCATGCCGTCATCCACGGGAGAGGGGGCGTCCTGTGCGCCGGTGCGCAAATCGGTTTTGACAATGGACAATGCCGGCGGCGTAAATTCATGTGCGCCCTGAATACGGATCCCCTGCCGGAAGAAGGTCCAGACGCGTAACGTGTTTTTTTCGCTCATGCTGCCAGCATCTCCTCAAGCGCATAGTTGTTATTCACCCGGACGCGCAGGCTGATAAGTTCAGTCGGCGATTTCGGACCAAAGTCATAGTTGATGTACAACACACCAGCCGCCATGCTCTCAGCGGTATTAAGCTCCTCATCCAGCCAGGCACGACCGCCGAAAATGGCACCGAGGCCGATCAGCTGACGCATATAGGCGTTGATGGTGCCGATGATGTCGTCGGCGTTTTCCCGGTCGAGTGGGCGGTCAACGTATTCCAGCATCGTCTCCTGAATGCTGTCCTCGATGACGTCTGCAGTGCGGCGAACCGATTCAAAGCGCCACTGGGGATTGGTTCCGCACAGGCGGTTACCCCAGTGCTTAAACCCGGCACGGCGTATAATAGTGGACACGTTCTGCATGTTGAGCAGGTTCGCATCGCAGTTTTCATCGCCGAGAATGAACTCGTCGACCTGCTCCACGCCGAGGATATTGTTGATGTCCTGGTTGGATTTGCTCCACCACCAGCCCTTCTCAAAGTCGATACGGGCGCGCAGTCCCGCCGCAAAGGCAGAATACGGACGGTAGACCAGCTGGCCGTCGGCATTGCTGACCTGAACGCGCGGGCGCAGCAGCTCAGTACGCATGCCGTAGGACTGACGACGCTGAACCACTTCCTGTAGGGTGGCGCCGGATTCACAGTCTACATACGCCACTGCGCGTAGTTTGCCGGCAACGGTTTCCAGTGCCTTGCCCACGGCGTCATCCTCACTGAACCCCGGCGCAATGACGATTCGGGGCTGGTACGTCGTCACCGATTTTGCAGATGACAGCGAGCCGATCCCGGTAAGCACCGCTGCACGCTGTTTCGCTTCGTCGGTTTCTTCCGACACACGAACCACCACCGTCAGGGCATTTCGCTGATCGTTGATTTCGGTCAGCGCCGGTTTCAGCGAGCCCTTCTCCCCCAGGCGGGAGAGCATCGTGGTACCGACAATTGCCACCGGCGTATTCAGAGGGAACGGCTCATCCTCGCCACCGGAGAGCTGCAGGCTGAACGGCGTGACAATACCGCTGCCGGTACCCTTCGCGGTCACTTTCACATCCGCCACCGCGTTCACGGCCGTGACCACCTCTGCTGGCGTTGCCGTCAGCTTGCCGGATTCATCACAGCCCAGCGTGATGGTCAGCGTTAAAGCCGTTGCGTCCCACACAGCCGTCGTCTCCACCGCGGCGGGATTTTCTGCATCAGGCACCCCGGCTACCGCCTCAGCCAGCAGGACATTGCCCGCCCTGCCGGCCTTCGTCGCGGTAAATTCGACAACGTTATCCAGAATAGGCGTCCCGACGGTACCCGCTGCCGGCGTCCCGGCTGAGGCATCCGGCGCGGTACCCACCAGACCGATAATAGCCGTCTGGATCGTCGTGACCGCGACCGTACCGGATGTCAGTTCGATCGTTTCCACACCATGTAAATTCGCCATTCATTTTCTCCAGGCATAAAAAAACCTGCCGCGGCAGGTCACATTTTTTGATTGGGGGGATTCGTGGTACCGCCGCCGTCACCATTTTCTTCATGGTCATGGCCATTGTAAGTTTCGCGGATCGCGCTCATTTTCCCGGTACCGTCCGAAATCTCCTGAGTTGCACCAATATTTCCGGCCACGTTCGCGTCGGCATTGAATTGCGACACGCCCTGCACGGTGAGGGTTTCAGTAATTTCCACCGGACCGTCCAGCGTACCTTTCCCGATGATTTTGTAGGTGCCGCCCTCCGCCAGGGTAATGGTCAGGGCATGCGCGGCACGGTCATAGCGGATCTCGGTACCGTCGCCGTATCGGGTGATATGCTCGCTGTCGCTGCCCTCCGGTACCGGCAGCGCGCCGGTATTCCAGCCGGGAAACACCCGGCCATTATTCAGCTCGCCCGCCTCCGACAGTACCGTGACCGCATCCCCGACCGCATACGGATTGGAGTCAGCCCGGTTAACACCCGAAAAGCCCTGGCAGAGCGGTAGCCAGGTGGTGGTGATGTCGCCCAGGTCCACCCGGCATTTCGGTATGCCGTCATGCTTTACGGAATGAATAACCCCGCGCCTGACAATATTTGCCAGACGGCGCTGTAAATCGCCCTCGATATCACTCATCGGGTTTTGCCTCGTAAATCAGCTGATAGTCATCCACATGTGTCCGACCGATATCCGGTGCCTTGCCCAGCCAGGCCGCTTTCAGCGGGGCATTCAGCTGTGCAAACGGATCCGCACCAAAGGCGGCTGACTGTGTGAAGGAGATTCGCCAGACCAGGTAATCATCCATACGCGGATCAAACTCATCGCGTGCTGCATCGATAAAGATGGCTGGCTCCAGATGGGTCAGGCCGAACTGCTGGCCGTCAATCCACTGCGTGATATCTGCGGCCGCCGTGCGCAGGAAAATTTCCGGGCGACTGACATCTGCCCCGGCTGCATCCACCACCACGAACAAATCGCAGGACAGATTAACGTTGAGCTGCCCCTCGTTGCCCCCGCCCTGTTCCCAGCCGTTAATGGAGAAATAGACCGCCGGGGTGGTCAGTCCGGTAAATCGGGGGACATTTTTTTCCGGATAGGCATCGGCGTCGCGCACCCAGTCAATTTTTTTCAGCGCGCCGGTGACAGCATCGTGATACTGCCCCAGCAGCAATGGCTCAGCCATGGTTTACCTCAGACAGATATACGGGCTTTCACACGCCCGCGCAGATCGGTTTCAAAGTGATGCATGAAAATCTCCATCGCCTCCGCAAAGGCGTTATCCTCGATGTAGTTCAGCATCGGCTCATAAATATCCACTTCCGCCTCGCGGGTACGACGGGTATCCGGATCGCGAATAACCACCGTCCGCCGGTTTTCACGGCGGGAGCGCGCCACCTCCCCGTTTTCAAACGTGCGCGGGGAAAGCAGGCTGCCCTTTGGGGTAAAGCCCGCGTTTTCTGCCTGGCGTCGCGCCTTTATATACCGCCCGGTGGATTTATCCCGCCGGGTATGGTGAGGCCTGACCCGCCCGTTAATCCGGCCTTTCAGGTCTTTTACCTTGATGGCATTGAGACCAAACCAGAGACGAAAATTATCCAGTTGTGACTGAGAGGCGCGATCAAGACGAAAGGAAAGCAGACGCCGGCGCACCAGATCCAGGCTGCGTGGCGCCAGCCCGTCTTTCAGGTCTGCCATCGCTTTTTTACGCAAGGTGGCGGCGGTACGTTTCAGGGCGCGAGAGTACGCCGCCCGAAACTGTTTATGGGTGGCACCGATGTGCTCCGCTATCCGCCAGATGGCATCCACATCGATATCGACAGGCAAATCCCGTCGCAGTCTGGACTCACGCGCCATGTCAGCTCCACTTATTGATATCCGGCTGCACCTTACCCGGTGCGCCATACGCCAGCGTGACGCGGGTGCGGCCATCTTCATCAGCCCCGACGTGCGTCACACGATAAGCCGTGCCGTTGATCTCAACGCCGTGATGCTTCTCAAGCCCCGCGATATCGGCGGTCATCGCGCTGAATGCCGGAGAGCGATCCTGAATTTGCCCCCCGCCGGGCACATCAACCGGGGCATCAGGCGTCTCGAAAATCACGGTAACAGGACGCAACTCAGCGTCGACAGACAGGACGGCAGGCACCTCTTCGGCAAATGCCCGGGAAATCCGGGCATCCGCTTTTAACAGGCGTTGACGAAAGCGGTTCATCAGTAGCCAAGCCGGACCGGAACAGTTCCGACATCAGCCGCCGAGTCTGCCCAGGCCGTGCCCGCAAGAGGGTTCGGTGCTGCCGCCTCCCCCGCTTCTGCTGTCAGCTTACCGTCAGCCAGATACAGCTTCTGGCCGAGAGTGACCGCTTCCGCTGCCTTTGGCAGAACGAACACGCCCGTGGTGTGCAGCACGCCCCACAGCCCTGCCGGGATGTCATCGTGAGCGACGCCAACCAGCGCCCCTGAAAGCACGGCGTCACCCGAATGAATATCGGTTGCACCGGTATTCTGAAAATCAAGGGTGCTGCCGTCCTGCTGATAATTTTTCGCCATTTTTCTCTCCAGACAAAAAAGGAGCAGCACGCGCCGCTCCGTAATAAAAAACCGTCAGATGAAGGTCGTTATTTTTTGGTGACTTTAACCATGCCGCGCCAGTCAAGCGGTGCCACACCTGCATCGATACGCACCTTGAACGCGGCACCGTCAACGGTGAAGCCCTGCTGCTGCTCCAGATATGGGGTGTCGATGCCGTCGAGATAGGCCACTTCGATAGTGTCGCGTCCCTGTGCAGCGGTCAGGTAGTAATCCGTCGGGCTGCTGTCGTCCAGGCGGGCCTCAGAAGCCACCGTCACAAAGTTCTGGATCGGGTTCACGATACCGCTGTTCGCATCTGCGCCTGGTACGCTTGCAGACTTGATCAGCTGGTTAGCCCGGGACTCGATAGCCACTGGCGTCAGCATGTAGGCCGGGCGAATATTCAGACGGCGATCGCCCGATTTTTGCAGCAACATCGCCTTACGCGCCGTATCCAGGCCTTCGATACTCAGGTCGGCGGAGACCAGGTTGCCGTGGTCAGCGTGGAACAGCGGCTTACCGTCCGACATTTTCGGGTTGCTGGTCAAAACAGCCCACACCAGATCGCCCACGGTGGCACGCGCAGCAAGCCCCATTGCCTGCGGGATACGGGTCAGCATGTCCAGGTCATCGTTGATGATGGTATGGCGGTCAATGCTGAAAAGTTCGCCGTAGGTCGCCAGGGCAATTGGCTCACCGCGATCCTTGATGGTGACATATTTATATTCCGCCCCGGCGCGGACCTTGCGAAGCGATGCCAGTGATTCCAGGCCGACGCGGTGCGCGGTTTTGAAATCGGTCAGCGTGCCCTTGCGGGTCCACTGTTCGAACGACTCTGTAGCCTCATCCCAGCCCATCAGCGCCGCCTTGTGCGCCACATCCATCAGGATATTGCCGAAATCGCTGCTGCTGTGGGTGAACGCCAGCCCGACCATCGCCTGTGCCGTGCCAGCGCCGGAGATACCGATGCCGCGATCGACCAGGGAGGCGCGCGCCAGTTCGCGCAGGGTGTAACCGTTGTAAGCGTTATCCTTCTCGGCCTGCGCATAGCCCGCGCGGGTCATTACCGCAGAGCGAATGGAATCACCGACCAGATTGCCGTTACCGGCATAAAGGTGAATGGCCCCCGGACCGGCGCTCGGGGTGGTACCCGCCGCCAGCGCCTGCAGCAGTTTGTCGCGGGCCTTTTCGGCGTTGCAGGTGAAGTCGGCAAGACATTCCGCCTTCAGCGTCGCGAAAGCCGGGAACGCCTCAAACACGGCTGAGACGGAATTCACGCGCTCCGCGTTCGCCGTCTGCATCTGCTGCTGCAGCTGCCGGGCCAGCGCGGTGATATCTATGTTTGTCATCTGCGGCGCGGGCTGTTGTGGTGCTGGCGGGTTAAGGTTTGCCTGTACCGGCGAGGGCTGCTGTACCGGCGCAGGTTGCTGTGGCTGATTCACCGGGGCTTCGGCACGCGGCGCAAAAAGGGATTTAATCTGTTCTGGCATGTTCTGGTAATCCTTCAGTTTATTTTCATTCACACAGGCCGCGGCCTGCAGTTCAGGTTCAAGCGTGTCGGCGAAACCTTTTTCCACCGCCTCGGCACCGTTAAGCCAGGTCTCCGCTTTCAGCATCGCTTCCAGCTCTTCCTGCCCCAGTCCGGTTTTGTTCATGTAAGCGCTGAGCATCAGGGCTTCGTTACGATCAAGCCAGGCGGCGTAATCGCGCATGTCGTCAGAATCCCCGGCGATACCGCCCCACGGTTTGTGGACCATAATCCAGGCGTTTTCCGGCATGTGCACCGTGGCGCCGGGCAGGCAGACAATCATCGAGGCCATGCTGGCCGCCACGCCGTCCACCCAGATATCCACCTTCGCTTTCAGCCGCGACAGGGTGTTGTAGATGGCAAAACCCTGCATGACATCGCCGCCGGGGCTGTGGATATGCAAATCCACCGCGCTGGCCTCAAACACCCCCGCCTCTTTACAGTCGGCGACGAACTGCTGGGCAGTGATACCCCAGCCGCCGATCACGTCATAAAGGAAAATTTCGACCCGTCCGGCAGCCAGCGCGCGGATTTCGTACCAGCACTGGCCGTTTGCCGCATCGACACCCGCCAGGCTGGCGCAGGGGTTAATCATCATCGTCCGGCTCACGCCGTTTATCGTCTGGTTTTGCCGTTGCATCTGGCATCGCTCCTTTGTCATTGGCGGCGTCGGAATCAAACACCAGCCCGTGTTTACGGTTAAATTCAGTTTCACGCAGTCGCTGGCGCTTAACCTCCTGAGGATTTTTCCCCCTGGCCCGCGCCCATTCCGCTTCAGTACCGGCACCGCCACGCACAATGGCTTTCCAGGCGTTCGCCTCCTTGCCCGGATCAATCCACGGCATCACCGGCCCGAGATAAAGCGCGTTATAGAGAGAATTCGGATCCACATCCGGCGGGACTTCAACGCCGCTCAGCAACGCCATCGCCAGCCATGCACGGTAAACAGGCCGGCTGTGCTGGCCGACAAACCACTGTTGCAGGACGTTGTACCCTTCGAAGCTCTCCACCAGCTCCTGACGCTGGGAGCTGTAGGTACCGTTATAGTCCCGGGCAATGCTGGAATAGCTGCCGCGCGTACCGGCGGCCACAGCTCGCATCTGCCCGTTCCGGAATTCGTAGAGATGAACATTCGGGCGGTTTGACTCAACCATGCCCAGGTCTTCGCCGGGCCGGAGTTCGTCATAAATCATGCCCGGCGCGATATCGTAGTGACGCTGACCACCGGGCGCTGAAAACTCACTTTCATCGCCAAGGGACTGCGCATCGCCACGCTTGATATAGAACCCAAGCGCAGCGGCAATACGGGCGGCCACGCGCTCGCTCTCTTCATAATCCTTAATGTCTGACAGACGGGTAATGACCCCGTGGATCAGGCTGATACCCCGCAACTGGTGCAGTCGCTTGCGTTGCGCCAGGTGAAGCATGTTGTCAGCTGAGACGGTTTTGAGTTCGGCGCTGAACCGCGTCATGTTCGCCGGGTGGTATTTGTAAACCCGGTACCCGACAGGGCGGCCCCAGTCGTTCACGATGATGCCCTGGCGAACCTGCTGGCCGGCGGTGCTGTTCAGGTTGAACGGCACAAAATCCGCCTCCAGCATTTCCAGCGAGAACGGTACGGAGGTGGCATGCTGCAGGCCCGGCACATTCCCCCTGACCAGCTGCGTGAACACTTCCCCGTCACGCAGCGCAGAACGCAACAGCAGGCGCTCGGCTTCCGGGCGGGTAAACATGCCGGTCACTTCCGGACGCACGGACCATTCCGCCCAGAGTGCCGAAAGCTGCCCGGCAAAATCGGAATGGAGATTACCCTCCAGATCGAGTGGCTGAGGCTCAACATGGATGCCGTGGGCGCCAATTACCCGGTCTTCCATTTTGTCGAACAGGCCGATCACGAGGTCATGGTTTTCATCGAGCCAGCGGGCCTGTTCCCGCAGGGACTGGCCTGCTGCAAATACCGAGGTGTCCGCAGACTGGCTTTGCTTTTTGGCCTTGTGCAGCCGTGACGGGTTGGCCGCTTCATACGCATTAAGCCGGAGTCTGTCCCGTGCGCGCGCCGCTGCCCACCCGGGGGAAATAGCCCCCAGTGTTCTTTCAAGAATGCCCATAGAACGCCTTACAGAAAGTTAGCGAGTTTGTACGAACCACCACGGCTGTTGACCGCCCGCCAGCGACGCTCCCAGTATTCAAGCTCGTCGCGCAGCGCTTTCGGGTCGTGGTTGGTAATGGCGCGACCATTTACGCCGGTAAAGGAGATACTCTTGCCGTCCAGCGAATCCTGGTAGGCCTGACGCACCATCAGCAGCGTTCTCCAGATGTCGTCTTTCGTCACAGCCAGCCCCCCTTACCGGAAGATCCCAGCCAGCTGCCGGACAGTCCGGCGCCCTTTTCAGGTTCAGCCTGGACAGTCGACTGAACAGGTTTTGTTTTTTTCACGGTTATCTCCCGGGGGCGTTCCCCTTCATGAATATTTGGGTTGAGATCCTGCGGCTCAGCCCATGCAGGAGGTTTTTCCCAGTCGCGAATTTTTTCGTAGCCGCGCAGAACCGCGACGGCGTGGGCATAGCAGAACAGGTCAAAGGCTTCGTTGGCGCCCTTGCCTGGCTTACGCCATTTGCCATCCACGCCGCGCTCTTCGTAGGTCAGTTCCTCGTAGAACCACTCCCCCAGCCAGTCGGGAAAATGGATATAGCCTGCTCCGGGAGTCTCACGATCAAGGTTATTGCTGAGCTGATCCTTGAGCAGGTCGGTCTGCAGCAGATACACCGGCACCTCACCGCGCGCATCGGCGCGACGGTCGCTGCGTTCGGTATTATTTGGATGGGTTTTAGTGATGATTTTCTGGCGCTTTGTGCTGTCGCCCTTGACCAGGTAAACACGTTTACCCAGGCCATCGCGGCGGCACTGTCGCCAGAATTTATAGGCGTTGTCCGTTACGCCTTCTTCACCGCCGCTGTCGACGGCCATCGCCAGCACCGACATACGCCGCGTCGGATCAGACTGAAGGGCATACGTTTTTTCCAGCACATCGGAGACCAGCAGCTGCCAGTCCTCCGGATACGCACCGGGGTGAATCGGCTCCGCCTCGCCATGCTCATTGCAGCGCAGCGACTGGCGGATGTTGTAGCGATCCACCAGCCAGCGCTCACCGTTTTCGCCATAACCGATAATCTGCACGACGAAACGCCGCTTTTTGCCGCCCTGAACGTCGACTGCCGCCAGCAGGAAACGTACTTTTGGCGGAACCAGGCGTTTACCGTAATCCTCCGCACGCAGCATCAGCACATCGGCGCGGCGTTGTTCGCTGGCCGAACGCGGCAGATACGGTAGCCCCCAGTCGGTATTGATTACCGCCTTGAGGGTTTCTTCGCTGCCGGTGGCCTCATACTCCTGCTCAGCTGTCAGCAGCTTGTACACCAGCTGCGCCCAGGTCTGATACGCGGCTGCGGGTCCTTCCATCCAGAACGACGCAATGCGCGAACGGCGTGGCTCCCCGGAAATATTGCCGTCACGGTCAATACTCTGACCTTCACGCAACCAGACGCCCACCCCATTAAGCTCGCGCTTTTTATCTGCGGTGATAACGCTGCTGCAGTGCGGGCAAAGCAGATGGGCCGACTCGCTGGCTTTCACCGGATCAGGCTCATCGCGGTAGCCGGTCATCGCCTCCATCGCCGGCTGAAAATATTCACCACAGTGCGGGCACGGCCAGTACCACCGACGGCGATCACCACGGTTGTACAGAGAAAGTGCACCAGTCGTTGGCGGCGCTTCATGGGGAGATTTACGGCGCCATTTACTGTCGCGAATGTCCCGGCCTGGCGAACACTCCACCAGCGTCATCCCGGCGGACATAAAGGTCGTGGTACGTTTGGAAGCCAGGGTAAAACCGTCACCCTCGCCGTCGATATCCTCAGGGAAGCGGTCATAGTCCGTGAGCGCCACACATTTGAAATCTGACGAGGACATGATGTTAATGGAAGGCCAGCCAATCTTGAGATAGTTCCCCGCCAGAAAGGTACGATCATGCACGTTGTTGTCGTTTCGCAACGGGCTCAGGCGTTTTGCCACCTCAGGACTGACACGGAAGGTTCGCGCCAATCGCTTTTTTGAGTGTTCCCGGGCTTTCTCTTCGGTCATCTGAACGACAAGCATATCGGACGGGTCACAGACAATGTTGTAGACCACCCAGCCATCCACCAGGCCGATCGTTTTCCCCGTTCGTGCCGGACCAACAAACACCACCGCATCGTATTCACGCATCGCGAGGCAGTTCATCGGCTCGATCACATAGGGAGCGACAGCAGGGTCCCAAGGTACCGAGTTACCAGCTCCCATAGGTACGCGCATAAATTTTTGAACCGCCTCAGCCACAGGCATACGGCGCGGGGCTCTGAGAATGGCGGAAGCGTTACGCCTGACTTCCGCTGCCGTGGCCTGTCGCATGATTTACTCCTCTTCTGGCATATCCTCCTGTTCTGGTGAGTCGGCCTGCTCAACTTTGAGGGCTATCTGATCGCGCAGATCGTCAATAACCTGCTGCACCCTGACAACCGCAGAGGGCGTCATTGCACAATCTCGTTCAAGAATGTCGGGTAACGTCTCCAGCACCTGAACCATCGCTTTTGCCATGGAGGAAAATTCTCTGGTCACTTCTGACGCGGGGATAAGTTCCCCTGTTTCCTGCTGAAACTTGAGCCGTTCACGCTCCGACTGAAACCAGGCTTTACGATCCGGGGGAAGCATTTTGTCGACATCCACCAGCTCGGACGGTGTGGTGCTTGTCAGCAGCTTCCGCAAAATATCGGTGACGGTATAAAGCTTGAGTTTCGGATTGCTGCCAGGTGCGGGTTGCACATTTGCCAGCTTGCCTGAGACCGTCTGGCGGTGCAGATCGGTAATGGCTGCCAGCTGAGTGATATTCAGCCGGAAATTTTTCAGTTCGTTATCCATGATGATGAACAAAAAATAGTCATTTCGACATCCTGCAAATGCTCAGGACTGAAATATCAAGAGGTTAAACGGATGATGATGAAACCCATAAAATGCAAAAAACTAGCCGTTTTCCGCGTGTCCGCGCCCCCTCGGTGTTCAGAATCGCCAGGAGTACCTTTTCAAATGAGAATCAATCTCGAATGAATATTCCCTAGCGGGGATAATTCTCATCTTCGCTCTTGTTCGATTTGACGAATCCCAGCGAAATTGTTGTTGCCCTTTTCAATAACGGCCAGCAGCGGCTTAATCCAGAGCACAGCCTGGCAGTACGTTATTGAGCTGGTGGCAGCGGTACGATCATCGGCTGCGTCAGGTCTGCCGGTATCGGCGTGCATTGCGCTGGAACGTAAACGGTGCGCGTATTCGAGCAGCCCACCAGCAATGTCATCAGGAATAGGCAGATCACAGGTTTTTTCACGGCGGAGAATCTCCCGGTATTCGATTACAGTTTCTTCGGTACTGGTGTCGATCAGGGAGTTAAGCCTATTGGCTTGTTCTGCGACCTGATTGAATCGATTAAAGTTGAATGCCTGGGTGGCGATCACCTGCCCCTGCAAAGAGTTGTCACTTCGCAGAACGTCATTATCGCTCTGTAGGCCACTGGCGTTTGAGCAACTCTTAACGAGAGCGACCGAAAGGCCAGCAATAACGACAACGCCGATAAGACCTGCATTAATTTTCATTGGTCCAGCCCCCAGCACGCCAGCGCACTTTCTTGATCGCGCCGCTCGACCTGCCCATAGCAGCCATTCTTCTGGCCTTTGGTTAGTCGGCAATCACGGCCGCCGTCTTTAATCCACCAGCGGATAGCTTCACAGGCCCCTTTCCGGTCACCAGCATTAATGCGCTTATAGAAAGTAGAAGGGAAACATTTCCCCGGTCCGATGTTGTACGGGCAGAAAGATGCGATCCCGGCTTTCTGCGGTTCGGTAAGCGGTACCGTAATATTACGGTTAACCCATGCCAGAGCCTTATTGCGTTCGATGGCGTTCACCTGATTGCACGTTTCCTGTGTCAATTTCATGCCCTGCACAACCGGTTTACCATCAACCATTGTGGCGCCGCGGCAAATAGTCCAGATACCACCGCCATCTTTATACGCCGTGAGGCTGTTACCCTCTTTCTCATTCAGAAACTGATCGAGAATGACGGATGCCGGCGCACCAGCGAGTACCAGCCCCAGAACAGCAGCACTCAATTTTGCTCTGGTTCCCATCACTCACCTTCCTTTTGTAATGCCTCAACGACCACGCTTGCAGCTGCAGGACGTTCGTGAAGGGGTTTGTCACCAACGCCTTTCAGGTAGTCATTGACCATTTTTGTGCGCTTCTCGTCCTCTCTCCGCCTGCGGTGGGCATCCACCCGCCCACTTAGGTAAGAGGCTAACGATATAAGCAGGCCGGCTGCGCCAAAGAACATGAACACCAGGTCCTGAGTGGTAAATCCAATGGCAGACGCAAGAGCTGCTACCCACGCGAAGAACTGCGTGAAGATGTTCCCTGAATCGTTCATTTTCATCGTCTCTCACCTCGCTGTGTGCGGGTGCTGTGTGGAGGAAACAAAAAAGGCCACCAGATGGCAGCCTTAGAAATGAAAAGCCCCACCGAAGCGAGGCTATTTGAATTAGAGGCACCTCATCCAACAAACCACCCGAGGTTAATTGGATTTTGACGAGATGCTTTTGGATGAGCGCTGAACCCAAAGGTCAGTATTTTTACACAGCAATTTTGCAAAAAGCAGCGCCCATTCAAAATGGGGAGCTTTTCAGTCACTCCGGGTAACCCATCATCGCAGACCGAAAAACTTTAACTGGAGCGGGCAGCGGGAATCGAACCCGCATCATCAGCTTGGAAGGCTGAGGTAATAGCCATTATACGATGCCCGCATGGCACGCTGTACTGGAGTCGAACCAGTGACCGATTGCTTAGAAGGCAATTGCTCTATCCTGCTGAGCTAACAGCGCTTGGTCCGCCATCGAGGCCTCGAACCCCGTACAAAAACAACAGCGAGGTTGCTTGCTCTTCCCGATGAGCTAATGGCGGTTTGGTGGCCCTTGTTGGGTTTGAACCAACGACCGGGCGATTATGAGTCGCACGCTCTAACCGCTGAGCTAAAGGGCCGGGAGCGCGATGATACCTAAGCGAAACTACCCTTGCAACAATAAGGTCTTATGACAACCGACCATATGACAGGGGTACTGGTGCTATGCACCTTCGCGAATACCCCTGTCGTATCGCCGGAAAGCAAAAGCCCCGACTGGCGGGGCTCTCGTTATAATCAAATTGTCGCTTAGACTCGCTGCCATCGCGGCGCAGCTCTGCCAAGCATGAATGGATTATCTAATTTCTTGACGCGTTTTCAACGTTTAACAAGGAAAATAGCACTAATTGCTAAAATTAGCGGCATTATGAAACTTTCTCCAGGCCCCGGCGCACAGAAAGAAAGACCTTTGCCCGGAATATCTCAAGACACCAACGCACACGCTCTCTGGCCTCTCTGTCTGTCAACCATGGAGCTAAACGCTGCAGCTCTCTGGAGATATCTGACATTTTTTTGCGGGTGGTGTAATACTGGCATCCAACCAAGTAAACGGGATCGGCCAACTCGAACGCCTGCAGCACAGCCTCCTCTACAAATTCGACATCATCAGCGCTCATAGCCTCATCGACTAAACTGGCTTGCGGTTCAGGCCAAAGAATTGAGCGGGCACGTTTCATAGCCTGCTCTCCACGATAACCCTCTTCTCTCGCCTGATTCAGCGCGGCAGTGAAACGTTCAAGAGCTTTGTCGGACCAGTTTTTGCCACGGATGACATTCCAGCACGAATGCCCTGTTGGTTTACATGGTGCAGTATCTCCACGCACCCCATCACCCCATACACAAAGGAGTGATTTGATCCAACCAGCCTGGATGCCTGTAAGCAATACGGACTTGCCCAGATAGCGCTTATGAGTGGCGTTCGCCACTGTGGTAAAGGCATTAAGATACTTACGACGTTGCTGCGGTGTCATTCTCAACTCCATACACTTACTTATTTACTATTACGCCGACTGCCAGCACCCAATCCAGAAAACGGAACAGCAGCTCCAGCTGCGTGCCGTGCTTCTTCTCGAACGCCGCTACATCGGCATGAAGCTCGTCGTGACACTCTCTGCACAGAGGGAACACGAAGAGATCGTGGGCCTTGGTGGCGGTACCGCCCATTCCATTCCCGATTATGTGGTGGGGATCGTCAGCAGGTCTTCTGCAACCAGAGCAGGGCTGAGCTTTAACCCACCGGGTGTAGTCCTCACAGGTCCAGCGCCGACGCTTTGGCCGGAGCATAAAAGATTCAGGCGACTCTGGATCCGCGCGCAGCGCTAATATCTGCGGCTGCTGTTCCTGCTGTTTTGCTTCCAGCCTGCATCTTTTAAATGCCCCTGCAGTTTTGAGCCTCCCCTGCAGGGCAACGGTTGGCCTGTTGTCTGCGGCAATAATGCTGCTTTCTTTGTAGACGGTAGGAAATGGCTCATACGGTAGCTTAAGTGCTCTGGCGGCAAGACCTTCCGGAATTGCATCTGCTACGCCGGCATACACGGCCCACCAGCACAGTTCTGCAATAGACAGCTCACGATCTTTACCAGCCCGTAGCGACATCAATATCGAATCAACAACCCACTCAACGACGTTCTTACGCGCCAGTGCCGACAGCCGTTCTGTAGACTGATCCCGCAACTCATTATCACAATGCCAACACAGCAGAATCGCGCCAGGCTGATACGGCATTGTGACCAGTTCATCATGGTGATAATCGGAGTGTGGCCACTGGCAATGCTTAAACCTGTGCAATAGCCACGCCTCCTGCGCCGCCGGGCCACCAGCAGCTTTAATAACGCGCTCATCAGTAAAAAAAGACTCGAGGGATTTATCTTCTGCCAGAGGTTGTCGCGCATCTGGCACCCTGCCCGAAGGCAGGTGTGACATTGATTTTGGCTCTGGCTCGATCAGAATACGCCCCTGGTGAAAGAGGCTCATCAGCTCACTACCTGGCTTCAGTAAGACAACGCCCAGACCGCGGGCGATGTCCGGCTTGAGTAACGCCTTCACGCCACCTCCCGCTGTTGCTCTGAGCAAATTTCAGGAAGATTTGCCCGCACCAGCGCCTCAGCAAAAGGCGGAGGTACTGCATTACCGCAACGGGCAACCTGCTTGTCTTTTGCATAGCGTTTGCCGCGATAATCCTGATCGATGATGTAGCCTGCCGGGAATCCCTGAGCCCGATAAAGCTCATGTGGCTGTAACATTCTCATGCCGATATCGACAATCTGGTAGTCGGCACCATCAACCGTTACCAGCCCAAAACGATCATTGGTTGTGACAGTACCCAGTGGTTCATCCAGTGATACGCCGCTTTTTTCATTGCCGTAGTACTTCATCAGAAAGGCGCGAACCTCTCCGATATGTTGGCCGCCGGCGGTAACTGTAGGCATGGGCTGATCCACTTTCCGACCGTCTTTGCAGGTACCACGCAGGTGAACCAGATGCGAGGTCACAACAGCATGGTGATCAGTGGTCGTTACGGTATGCGCTGGTGCATCCATAGCGGCACCTGGCCCCGCATAATTACCGCCGAAGTGCTTCGCCAGAAAGGTTGTCACCAGCTGCGACTTTCCACCGCCGCTAGCGGTTACCGTTCCATTGGGTTCATCAGCACCGTGTCCGGTACTGTTCCCAAACTGACGGGCTATCATCGGTGCCACCAGGCAGGCGCGAGATTCTTTCAACACGGTGTGGGCTGGCTTATTTATCGCCCGAGGTTTCGCCTGATATTCGCTACCACCATTACCGGCAATAAACGGGGTAACGACAGCGTATCCGTGGGTCTTGGTAATAGTCTGCAGCGGACTATCAATATCCTGCCCACGAAAACAGTCATATGCCGTGCGACTGCTGGTGTGATTGCACTTCACAATAAACGGAGTCGGATTGTTCAGCACAAACCGCTCAATACCACGCGCGATGCGTTTGAGCGTATTTTCCGCCAATGGCTTTTTGCGGTCAAAGATGGACAGAGCCGGGATATTCCAGTCAATGCACTCCGCAGCAGTTCGCCATGGCGCCAGCTTGCCGCTCTCTACCTCCAGTGATTTCGGATCACCATGGGTCGCATCAGGCCAATGAATCTGGCGGCCGTCACAGCGCATGACCATGAAGAAACGCTTTCTGATCGTCGGCGCGCCGTAGTCACAAGCGCGCAGCTCACGATAATCGACCTCATAGCCAAGCCCGGCGATCAGCTGTTGCGCCTGCTGGCCGTGCGGATCAATGGCAAGAAATTCACAAACCTCAGCCAGTGCTGGGTGATTCGCCGCGATCCCCGTCGACAGCATGCCGACAAATGCCTCGAATGTTTCACCTGCACGCTCAGGATCCGGGCGTAATTCTTCATCCAGCAGCGGGCCCCATGTCTTAAATTCTTCGACGTTCTCCAGCATCATGACGCGGGGACGAACTGCCATCGCCCAGCGCAGGACTATCCACGCCAGCCCGCGAATTTCTTTCTTAACCGGCTTCGCGCCCTTCGCTTTGGAGAAGTGGCGGCAGTCAGGGCTAAACCAAGCCAGGCCGACAGGTTTACCGCTGGTGGCTGCGATTGGATCAACGTCAAACACTGACTCGCAATAATGCAGCGTGTCCGGATGATTTGTTTTATGCATCGCAATAGCGTTTTCGTCGTGGTTGATAGCGATATCCACGCTACGCCCGATCGCCAGCTCAATTCCGGTACTCGCACCGCCGCCGCCAGCAAAGTTATCAACGATAATTTCACGCATTGACGGCCCCCTGCATGCTATTGACCAGACCACCAGCGACAGTGATTATTTCGCTGGTGGGCATACGCTCAAGCCAGAGCTGATTGATGTTCGCTTTAAGCTTGTTCTGCTGGTTTAACTCCAGAGAATCTGCGCCTTCAACCTGATTAAATACCAGGCCAACTTCAAGCGGCCAGATGCGCGACTCAACCTCAGGCGTTTCAATTGGAGCAGTCATCACCTTTTCCGGCAATGTCGGCAGGGCCATTTTTGCCGCGGCGAATTGAGCCAATGACAATGCAGCCCGCCCTTTTTCTTCCAGTTCGGTGCGATTGATATAGCTGAAGCTTTCACCGCGCCACGTTTTGTCGAAGACTGCGATAGCCCCGGCAAAAAAAGCGCTGGTGGGCTGTTGTTTCTCGTCAGCGGGAACAAACCAAACAGGAAGATCAAACCCAATACGACCACGAATAAACATGATGTGATCGGCATCTTCCGGCCACCATGTTTCGCTTGTTGCTGACTTCACGAGGTATATGTAACGACCACCTTTATCACGCATCGCCATCGTGTGATTCATGATGTGGGTCATCCCGGTGATCGCCTGCTTTTCGTGGTACTGAGAGCGGCTGTAAGGCGGGTTAGCAAACGCGGCGCCACCGAGTTCTGCCAGACGCTCAGACCAATCCTGCGTTAGCGCGTTATCTTCGGCGGTATACCAAGCAGGGCATTTTGCATTGCTGTCGTCTGCGAACAGATCCAGAACCAACGGGCCAAATATCGAATTGATGCCCCAAAACAGTAGATCTGGTGTACGCCACTGATCCCCAACCTCTTTCAATTCGTGCGCTGGTTTTGCGCGGAGTTCAGCCAATGCACGGCAATATTTGTTATCAGTATTCAGGCTCATTGTTTCGCTCCCCTGAAGCCAGTAGGTATGGCTTTGTCCGGCCCACCAAATTTCATCGGATCATGTTTCTTCTCACCCCAGCTTTCACGCGGAGGGCGGCCTTTCTTGTCCCAGCGGATCCCGCTTTGCAGGTAGCCTTCAAACTTTTTCGGGCCAAACAGCGTTTCAGGGCGCATGTACTGGTACTGCTCGTCGTTGCCGTTCCAGTGCTCATGCTTCAGGTCAATAACCAGCTTCAGGTCACTGACGGTATACCCCTCCCGCAGCCGGGCTCGGATATTCTCCAGAGAGGTCTTTGATTTCTGGTACCGAGAGCCACTGACCTGGTTTAAGTGGGTTAACACCAGAATGGCGTTATCGGTGATCACAACCTCAGGGTCGGGTTGCGGCGCAACCGGACAAGAAGGTTTTTTATCTGATGGATCAGTAGTTGATTTTACTGACGGATCCCCGCCAGATTCTGACGGGTCAAACCCGCCCTGATTACCGGATTTTGACGCCTCAAATTTTGATGGGTCAGAATCTGATGCGTCAGAATTTGAGGTGTCAGATTCTGACAGGTGAGAAAGAGCAGCAGCCTGAAGTTTCACGACATTCAGTTGATAGACGTTCGAGGCATTGCGGTTTCCCTGGCGACGCTGTTTGCGTGTTAGCCAGCCTTCTTTCTCAAGCTTCGCTATCGCCGTCCTGACAGTACTTTCCCCTGCTCCAATCTGGCGGGCAATTGTCGCTATAGATGGCCAGCACACCCCCTCATCGCTGCTGAAATCAGCCAGGCGCGCCATAATAACCACGCTGGACAGCTTCATTCCTGCGGCAGCACAACCATCCCAGACGTAGGAGGATAATTTCACACTCACTTGTCGATCCTCCTGAATCGGGAACGGAAGATCAGCAACGGTGCCGCGCACTCCCACTCATAACCAGGGCGGCGGTAGATTACGCGCTGGCTGTCTGGCTCGTATCTGATAACGTTGACGATGATGCCGTGGTGATCGCGGTAAAGCCGATCGAGAATTTGATGATTGTTGCTCATATCACCCTCCCATCAGCTCTGAGGCGTAGCGCTGAGCGATCCACTCAACACCACGAGGTGTGACACGTGTCTGGGTGTAGGCATGGCCGAAGTCAGAAGTGCCCGTTTTGACAGTGAATAGTCCTTCGCGCTGGCGAAGTGCATGTGGCAGGAGATTGCCGGACTGGCGGAACAGCACCTTGTCTCGCAGGAGAGCGTCGATCATTGCCTTTTCAGGCATGTTCAGGATTTTCGCTGTTTCGCGCAGGCTTTTGGCACCACCGGCTTCAACATAGTGTTCGACGAAAGCTACCTTCGGCGCGTCCTGCTGTACCTTATGCGCCAGCTGCGCATTTTGTTCAGCCATATCAGCAGCCAGGCGGAGAGCTTCAGGCAGGGTCTGAGGAACTGACGGTGCCCCACCCTCAAGCTCACGCAGGCGACGGATGATCTTCATACGCAAAGGAGCGCTATAACCTGCAACGAGGCATTCGGTATGCTCGCGGTCTAAGCGATACTCGCGGTAAGTTTGTCCATTTTGGGGGTGTACGAAGTTTTGCGCATACCCTCTTACATCCTCTCCCAGTTGTTCAAACATTCGTTCAATGTCGCGAATCACATCTGAGTGACGCTTTTCTGTCAGCCTGGCGATCTCACGGCTTCCCATGGTCATAGGGCTGGAGCTAAAAACTGGTAGTGACGCCGGCGCGCCTGTTTGGTTCATTTGCCGTACCATGCCGCAGCCCTCCGGTTGAATACCCCCACAATGAGAGCCGCGCGACTGTGGTTACATGCAACCCAGCGCCCTGCTACCATTCGCTCATACCTGAACAACGGCGCGTCCGGGAGCGGAAACGACCGAAGTTGCGGTAAACGAGGAATTGCTGTTAAATTGCTCATGCGGATTTCTCCATACACATAGATTTATCTGCCACGACGCCCGGAGCTGCACACTCGCGGGCGTCACTCTTTTCTGGTGCGCAAAACACACGGAAAAGCAGCGTCAAATGCTCTTGCCATTTCGTCATAACCTGGTAACTGTTCTCCTCTATCTGTGCTCGTTCTGTCGCATCGATGATGCCGTCTGCCGTCGCTTTACGGATGTAATGCGAGTGCTTGCCGATCCACTCAATGGATTCCATTAACCGCTGGTGAATATCACCGTTATCAATCTCTTCCACTTCTGCCAGCGGCACGAATACACCGTGCGAATGCCGTGCTACTGCGTCAGCGATATGGTTCGATCCACCAGCACTCTGCAGCACCATCGCCCACCCAAGTGGGAAAATTTGATCCCCTTCAGTACGCAGACGATTGAACAATGCGTTTTCAGTGACTCCCAGCCATTCCGCCGCTTCGCCATATCCACCAGGAAGCTCAGTGATGGTCTTTTTGATAGCGGCTACCAGCCAGGACGGTTGCTTATCTACTTTCCATTCAGGTTCTATACCCACGGTTAACCCCTTACTCCTGTGGTACTAAAACAGGAATACCCTGTTACTGTTTCGGATAAATATCCGGCCGAAGATCGGATTTGGTGATAGCCCGAGCAGTGGCTGACTCCAACTTCTTAGCCAATGAGAAACCCGCTTTTTTGTACCCGTTGAACACCAAACGCAGGTAGCCGGGAGTAGAACCAACACTACCTGCCAACTTGCACTGCTGCTCTTTAGTTAAAGAGTCCCAATACTCTTTCATAATATGTACCTCCTGTGTACATATTACACGAATAAAATGAACCAGCAAGGTACTTGTACCTTTACGGTACAAGTTGTGTAATTTCAGAATGAAAACTATCCAAGAGATACGGCGCTTAAACGCTAGAAAATTGCGGGATGGTGTTGGTGGAAATTCGTACTTCGCCAACATGATTGATCGCGAACCGACCCAAACGAGTAGGTTTATGGGAGAAGGTGCTACCAAAAATATTGGTGACGCAATGGCACGGCATATCGAGAAATGTTTCGATCTCCCGCAAGGATGGCTAGATAAGGAACATCAAACTACTAATGTTGCAAAAAATCCTGATGTTTCCGACACTAATAGAAATATTACTATGGTTCCGGTTATATCCTGGGTGCAGGCAGGAGCATGGACCGAAGTTGGCTATGCTGAGGTAGATTTGAATAGTACTGAAACTTATCCTTGCCCTGTTCCTTGTGGCCCGATGACATATATTCTCAGGGTTATCGGCGATTCGATGATCTCTGAATATCGGCCAGGCGATATGATTTTTGTTGATCCAGAAGTTGCAGCCGTTCATGGCGACGACGTGATCGCTTTGATGCATGAGTCGGGAGAGACAACTTTCAAGCGTCTGATTGAAGATGGGGGTCAAAAGTTTCTTAAGGCTCTAAATCCGAACTGGCCAGAGCCTTACGTCAAAATCAATGGTAACTGCTCAATAATAGGGACCGTTATATTTTCCGGAAAACCAAGAAGATACAGAACAAAACCTTAATGGTTTCCTAATGAACCTGCCTCGGCAGGTTTTTTTATACTTGACAATGTACCCTTGAGGTACATAATGTACCAACAAGAAACAGCGAACAGGCAGGATGCCCACGAAGTAGCCGCCCGGGGCAGATGAAGACCGGGATGATTCGCTGGAAGGTGTCTTCGGGAGGGGTAACAGAGGCGCGGCCTGATTAACCGCAACTCGTAGTCAAATTCCTATAGCTGGTGGCGATACCCAAGCCAGGAATACCGAATACCAGCAGGAGTGTTAGGGATCAGGGCTAATCACCCCCCTTAGCACCCCGCCCGAAGACACTTAGGCGTGAAGCATACCGTACTGGAGAAGTCCGATGGATAAGAAGTTAGAAGCGCTTTTCGAAAAGATTGCGCGTCTGGAGCTGGCAGCCAAACGAGGGTTGCAGATCAACGAAGAGATTAAGCCTCAATTAATACAAGGCCAGGTGATCTCCGTTGAATACTGCAACGCGACGTTAAAGCACTGTGCTCTTTTTCGTCGGTGGATTAACGAGTGCCTCGGATCATGAGAATTGATTGCTGTTCAGACATGCCGTAGCCCTGAACAAACACTTCAATTTCTTCTTCCTCAGTCTCGTTAGTGAAAGTTTCGCCACCGAGATTGTGGAGTTCACCGGATATGACGTGCCCCTTCTCGACGTCATACCCACCGAGCAGCTCAGCGACCGTGAATTCTCCGATTTGGTCACGGATAACGATGTAACCAATGCGGTGCTCATGATGTACGACGACTCCGCGCATGAAAGTTTCCTTCTGGCTGTGTGAGAGCGACCAGAGTACCACCGAGCCTGAAGTGGTGAAAAGACAGGCGCACAACATGAAAGCGCACTCCATCAACTATCGGTTGTGGATGACAGGTAAGCAAAGAGGCGGAGTGCGCTTCCAGTTGTGGTAATGCGGCTCTGCGCACGTGACGAGGCCAATAAGTTTATTTCAACTTTGAAATGAATACGTTTCTTAAGGTGTAGCGTCGCTGGTTTTGGCCGGGCCGGCAGGTGGAGGCACCACCGCCACAACATATGAATTGCTGTGTGTAGTCTTGGCGGTACCAGAACCAACCTTAGAAGTCCCTGGTACTGCCCTTTTTACACAACAGACAAGGGCATTACCGGGTGACGGGCTCATAACCCAATCCACCCGGGCGCGAGGAAAGTGGCCTGTCTACCCATGATAATCGCGCAGGTGTCCTTCTCTGTTGTGTATGGAGTAGTTTCACTGGCGGTTGCAGCCGCCTTTCATGAGGGTAAAACCATGAGTAATGACCGCATGACCGTAGTGCCCGACTTTCTGGGCGAGCTGGATGCCGGAGTGTTCATGAACAAAATCGCAGCGGCGCTCAACACCACCGCTCTCGGCGTTCTGAACAACGGCAATAAAGGCAAAGTAGTCCTCACCTTTGATTTTGAGCGTATGGGTAATTCCGTTGAAGAGAAGCGCGTCAAGATCAAGCACAAGCTGAACTACAGCACCCCGACCCCGCGCGGTAAAGCCTCCGAAGAAGACACCACCGAAACACCGATGTGGGTCAATAAAGGCGGCAAGCTAACCATCCTCCAGGAGGATCAGGGTCAGCTGTTCAGCATCAACGGTGGCACTGACGGAAAGCTTAAAGCGGCTCAGTGAACCGCCTCGACCAATTCACTGTAACCACTTCAATCATTTGTTAATAAGGATTTTTTATGCCTCAGTTAGACAGCGGTACCTTTCAGCAGGTCAAAGACCTGGTTTTGTCCGGCTATCATCTGAATGATATCCATGGTCTGGCTTGCCCGACTGCATTGCTTCCGGACGGCACAAATGTCGAAAGCCTTGAGCGCTTCTCTTTGGAGCGCTTCCGCTTCCGTGGTGCCATGGGCACAACCAGCATTGAAGACTTTGTCCGTTACTCAAAGGGATACGCCAGCGCAACCGAGAAAGCTCGCTGTTTTATCGATGCTGACAATATGACCGCCCGTTCCATCTTCAATATCGGCACGCTGGATAATCCTGGTCATGCGGACAACATTGCTTCGATCAGCCTGAAACAAACCGCTCCGTTCCGTGCACTTCTGCAGATCAACGGTCAGCGACTGAAACAGAAGCAGATCGCTGAATGGCTGGAAGACTGGAGCGATTACCTTTTGGCGTTCGATGCGGAAGGCGGAGCCATGCAAATTTCCCAGGCTGCTCAGGCGGTCCGTCGTATCACTATCCAGCAGGCAACGCAGCAGGATCACGAAGACGGTGATTTCAGCGGTAAAAAATCCCTCATGCAGAGTGTTGAAGCCAGTAGCAAAGACGTTATGCCAGTGGCGTTTGAATTTAAATGCGTACCGTATGAAGGTCTTGGTGAACGCCGTTTCAGCCTGCGTAACAGCTTACTGACAAACGATGAACCATGTTTTGTTCTGCGCATTGTCCAGCTTGAAGCGCAGGAAGAAGCTATTGCCAATGAGTTCCGTGATCTGCTGATCGAGAAATTCGACGGCGACACAGTTGAAACCTTCATCGGTAACTTTAAAGCGTAATTGCTCAGCCTTAATAACCCCGGCAACGGGGTTATTAGTGAAGCGTAATTCCTTTAAATATCGCCATCCGGCGAGGGATTCGTACAACCAAAAATCGCCGCAGGTGCAGCTGCAAAAAATGGAGAAGATTCGATTATGAGTTATATACAAACACTTTCCGGCAAAAAGTTTAATTTCATTAACCCAACTGCCGCCGACGTTGATATTGAAGATATCGCAAACGCTCTATCCAACATTTGTCGCTTTGCTGGCCATCTTCCAGAGTTCTACAGCGTTGCCCAGCATTCTGTCTTAGCGAGCCAAATTGTACCGCCTGAGTTTGCATTTGAAGCCCTGATGCATGATGCAGCTGAAGCGTATTGCCAGGATGTACCGGCACCGCTTAAAGCCCTGCTTCCTGATTATCGCCGTATTGAAGCCCGCGTTGATGGTCTGATTCGTACTGTCTTTGGATTACCGGCAGAAATGTCGCCTGTTGTGAAGTATGCAGACCTCACAATGTTAGCGACCGAACGCCGCGATCTGGAGATTGACGACGGCACCGAATGGCCGTGCCTCAAAGGAATCCCCACCAGCGATATTATCCAGGTCATTCCTCTTCGCCCTGGTCAGGCTTACGGACTGTTCATGACCCGCTTTAACGAACTGATGGAGCTGCGCGCATGCAACAACATATGAAAGTAAAAGAATTGGTCACAGCGGCACACATAGCAGCGTCAGACCTTCCACCAGCAGAGGCACAGTTAATGCGTGAAGTCGCCACCAGACTGGATGTGACCTTTGTTGCCCTAAGTGAAGCTCTGGATCAGCGCGTCACCCTTATGGCAGAGAACGAAATTTTACGCGGGGATAAATCGCAATGAACGAACAAATTAAAGTTAAACACCTCCATTTCTACGGTGCCAGCGATGATCTGCTGGAATGCGGAGGTGCGATCCGCGAGGAGATTGGTTGCTACAACTCTCCAGGCATCTATCACATCAAATCCGCCGAGGGTGAAATGCAGGTTGTCGGTTATTACCTCGACTCCGGGCTGTGGAGCATCGGCATCAGTCAGGTTGCCGAAGATACGCCGCTGCCAGCGTGGCCCGTCACTTACGCCATGCATGAGCGTGGTTACAGTGTCCAGCTCACCATCACTGTGCCGGACGACACCATCCTGGTCTTGCCAGAGGAAGAAGAGTGATGACCACCAGCGAACTTAACAAAGAACGCCTTCAGACAATCGCATCATGGCGCGCCAAATACAGCACGGGGCACAATGTTGTGCTTCCTGCTGAAGAGGCTGAAATGATGGCCCGTGCGTTACTGGCTGTCATGGAGCAGGAACCATTTGGTTTTGTTACTAAAAGATGCGCCGAACACATGCATGATAACGATCACGATGAAAATAACTGGATGTGGTCTATTTCAGCAGTAGTCATTGGATGTGATCCAAAGCTCAAGCACGAGGTGCCAGTTTACCTCTACCCTGCGACATCAATCCGTCTGCTGGCGGCCAAGTGGAGGGGAAGTAGATGAAGATTCGCTGCCTTTTCAGGCTTCACAAATGGGTTTTGTTCAAGAAAGAGCTTCACCCATATCAATCCCTTAACGGGCTGCAGCCAACTATTATTTTCCACTATGGGTGTAATGGCTGCGGCAAGACCAGAACAGAGACCCGTGAAGAGGGTTACTGGCATTCTTTTAAACCATCAGATTTGGAGCACATGTAATGAACCACCTTATGATAGACCTCGAAACCATGGGCAATAAGCCTGCTGCGCCAATTGTCGCGATCGGCGCTGTGTTTTTCGACCCGAAAAGCGGTGAGCTGGGCGCCGAGTTCTATGTGCCCGTCAACTTAGCCAGCGCCATGGATCAGGGTGCTACCCCTGACGGTGACACGATCCTGTGGTGGCTGAAGCAATCAGCGGAGGCTCGCGCTGCTATTTGTACCGACGATACGAGAAGCATTACCTTTGCTCTCTCCGAGTTGAGCTCGTTTATCAGCCGTAACTCCGACAACCCGCGCAACCTGAAAGTCTGGGGCAATGGTGCCAATTTCGACAACGTGATTTTGCGTTCAGCCTACGAACGCGCCGGCCATACATGCCCGTGGCAATTCTGGAACGACAGCGACGTACGCACCATGGTGCTTCTTGGCAAACAGGTTGGTTTCGACCCCAAGCGCAATATGCCATTTGATGGCGTAGCCCACAATGCACTAGCCGATGCCCGCCACCAGGCAAAATATGTGTCAGCAATTTGGCAGCGCCTGCTGCCCACCAGCACTGAAGAATAACCTAAACGCCCGGGTGCAGCCGGGCTATGGAGAATCCATGAATACTCTTTTTTTTCTTATGGCTGAGTTCAACACCCCAAACATTGAACTTTCAGTGGTATGTCAGAAGTATTTCGGCATGAGCCCGGCGACAGCAGAGGCAAAAGCCAATGCGTGTCTGTTGCCTATCCCAACCTATCGCGTAGGAACCTCTCAGAAAGCAAAGCGCTGTATCAATATTCAGGATCTTGCTGAGTATATCGACAAGAGAAGGGAAGAAGGACGAGTTGAGTGGGAGAGAGTTAGAACAGATAAACCGAAAAATAGTTAA